AGGAGAAGCGCAGGCAGGAAAAGGCGCTGGCCGAGGCATGGCGGGCGGAATTTGAGGAAGGCGAAACCAATGGAAGCGAACCTCAATGAGCTGGCACTATTCGCAGGCGCTGGTGGTGGCATACTCGGTGGCAAACTGCTTGGATGGCGAACAGTCTGCGCCGTCGAATGGGACGCCTACGCACGGGACGTTCTGGTCGCCCGGCAAAACGACGGATGCCTTGAAGCCTTCCCGATCTGGGATGACGTTCAGACCTTTGACGGAAAGCCATGGCGAGGAATTGTTGACGTGGTTTCTGGAGGCTTTCCATGCCAAGACATCTCTGCCGCTGGCAAAGGAGCCGGAATCGAAGGAGAGCGAAGCGGAATGTGGGCGCACATGGCACGAATCATTCGCGAGGTGGGACCGCGATACTGCTTCGTGGAGAACTCCCCAATGCTCACTTCTAGAGGGCTTGGACGTGTTCTCGGAGACTTGGCCGCGATGGGGTACGATGCGGAATGGGGAGTGCTCGGAGCAGTCGATGCCGGTGCTCCGCACAAGCGAGACAGAATCTGGATTGTGGCTCACTCCGACTTGCATGAACATCGAACCAACGGAAGGAAGGAGGGAGAGCAGGGAGTTATTCCGAGCGAGCATAGGCCGGAAAGATGCAGCAGGGGGATTGGCGGAACAGGTGGCGACTCCGAAATTCTGGCCGACGCCGTGCGCGAACGAAACAGGAGAGAAACCGGAGAAGCTGATGGAGCGGATGAAAAAGTATGGAAGGACAGGATCGGAAGTTCACATGAAACTATCAACCAAAGTGCAGACTTGGCCGACGCCAGTGTCGAGGATGTGGAAAGACAGCGGGTGTCCATCGGAATACAACAGGAACGAAGTGCCGCTAGCTGCTCAGGTTGGTGGGCAACTGAACCCGACGTGGGTCGAGTGGCTCATGGGGTGGCCGCTCGGGTGGACAGACTTAAAGCCATTGGAAACGGCCAAGTTCCAGCAGTGGCAGCACTCGCATGGAATATTTTGAATCAAAAATGAAACCAGAAAACAATATGAATGAATTAATCGAGAATATCAAAGCATGGGGAATCGCAAATGGAATCACCGGCATCGATGGCAAGGGGACGCTGCTAGGGCAACTCAGCAAGACTCAAGAGGAGTTAACTGAGACGCGGGATGCAGCGGTCAGGAGTCACGCTCCGTTAGGGCATTATGCGTGTTTCACATTTGGCGGAATTAGAGAACAGATTAAAGACGGAATCGGAGACTGCACCGTCACGCTGATCCTCGCCGCTGAACTGGCCGGATTAGATTTTGAGCAATGCCTGGAATTCGCATACGACGAAATCAAAGGCCGGACTGGCGCGATGGTCGGAGGCCAGTTCGTCAAAGACTCTAACCAACAAAAACCATGAGAATTACAATCGAACCAACGCAAAATCAGGACGATAAAAAACCCGGTGAAAAATATCCAAAAGTTGTTATTACGATGCCGGATGATGACCTCGATCTAACGGACGTTCTGGAGTGCCTGGTCACCCCAGCGCTGAACGCGTTTGGATATCGCTTCATCGGAATTCTACATTCAGAAACGGACTGGACGAAATGATTCACTTCCACCTACCAATCGTGCCGTCGAAAGTGACGAGCCAGACGAAGCGTCTTGTGATGGTCGGCGGCAAGCCAATGTTCTTTGCCAAAAAAGACCATCAAAGCGCTGAGAACGACCTGCTTCTATTATGCTCTGCGCACGTCCCGTTTTATCCGATCATTGGGCCGGTGATACTAACGGTCAAATTCGTGTTTCCATGGAAAAAGAACGAGACAAAGCGGAACATCGCAAGGGTTATTATACCGAATAGCACGAGGCCGGATTGTGACAACCTAGTCAAGCTCGTTGGCGACGTTCTAACCAAGCTCCAATTTTACAAAGATGACGGCCAGGTCTTCGATCTGCGCGTCTCAAAATATTGGGGCGAGAAGGTTGGTATCACGGTGACGATTGAGGAAGCGAACACGACGAAACCATGAACAACACCCCAGAAACAGACCATCTTGAAGAAACCGATCAACACAAGGTTGATGTCCTCGCCGAACATGCTGCTTGCCGTCGTTGTCTCGAACATGCACGCCAACTCGAACGCGAGCGGGACGAGGCTCGGGAGGAGCGGGACGATTGCCAGCTCGAAATCAAAATAGTCATCGAGAGGCTAAAAGGGCAGCGGCACCCAGACGACAACGGAATGAAATACGAAGGAGAAATCGACGTTAAATCCATCATTGCGCAGCGGGACAGGCTGGCTGAGGCGCTGGAGCGTATCTTGGAATACCAAGGGAGTTTTGCCGAAGAAGATCCAGAAAGCATCGCAACCGAAGCCCTTGAATCCCTAACCAACTTTCCCCAGACCCCCGCTAAGTAGCGAAGGGCCGCGCCACGCTAGTCCTTTTTAGACATGTCTACCGGGATGGTTCGGGAAGGACTGGCGGGCAGGGAAATAACTGAAAGTAACAAAACTATGACAACAACACTCTGCTTCACATGTCACGAGGATATTCCCGTGGAAGCTAAACAATACGCCGCGACATTCGCGGGCATGCAAAGATTCATCTGCCGCGACTGCGCCGAGGGAATCCACGATGGAAATCAGGTTTTTGCCAAGCTCGGCGTCGTCGGGGAATTTTTGGGGACTTGCAAAGATAACGAAACATTATGACATCAAAAACAGCACCACTATTTCGATTTATCGTCGCCGCGTCAAACGCCAGCGGGATCGCCGAAGAGCACATCCTAAAGCCGTCGCAGCAATCGAGGTCACAACTAGGCGACAAGCTCTACTTTTTAGCCTGCCGCCTGCGATGGCTGGCCTGCATTTACGCCCACGAGAAAGGCATGAAGCGGGCAGAGATTACAGAAGCCGGCAACTTCCATGCTGCAACCGTTTATCAGGCCGGGGACAAACTCCGCGAGATGAAAGACGATAAGCCGCTCTGCCGCATGCTGCGGGACATTTTGGGCGAGCTGGCCGCGATGGACGGGAGGAAGGCATGAACGAGCAAGCACGCCGCGAGCGCTTGGAATCCGCCCTGTTTACGCTTTCAGCCTGGGCGCTGAACGAAGCGAAACACGGGAGTGACGTGGACAGGCCGTTAACGAAACTGGAACGCTCGGTCGCAGAGATCCGGGGCAGCGTGGACCGGGCCGGGATGAGTGACGGGAGGAAGAAATGAAACGGTTCACCGAAACTCAGAAATGGGAAGACCCGTGGTTTCGCCGATTAAGGCCAGAAATCAAAAACCTCTGGCAATGGATTTTGGACCATTGCGACAACGCTGGGGTGATTGACCCTGATCTTGAATTGGCGTCTTTTCAGATAGGGTATGCATACCCTATGGATACCCTATTGGAACTGGGGACCAGAATTATCAAATTGCCGTGCGAAAAGTTCTTTGTGCCAAAGTTCATTCAGTTCCAATACGGCGAGCTTTCAACCGAGTGCAAGGCGCACAATCCAGTTTTTGCCAGCTTGCGAAAACATGGAATCGAAAGGGTATCCAATGGGTATGAATACCCACTAAGAAAAGGAAAAGGAAAAGGTCTAAGACAAGAGGGCGAAATTTCCGAAGAATCAACCACATCTAAAAAGCGTGGAACGATGGACGAATTAAAAGCCTACGCGCTTGAAATCGGGCTTCTGGAATCCGACGGAGAATCCATGTTTCACCATTGGGAATCGAACGGATGGAAAAACGGATCCTCGCCGGTCAAAAATTGGAAGGCAGGGATTCAGAAATGGAAATCGCAAGGCTGGCTCCCGAGTCAGAAAGCCGCGCCGGCGCAAAAACCCGCGCACCGCAAAAACGAATACCCGCAGGAAATGCTCGAACTCCCATGAACCCAAACGAACTAATTCAAAACCTCGATGCACTCATCGCCGCCGCGCCGGATGAAATCCCGCCGACCGCCGAGCAAATCGCCGCCGCCGAGGAGCAGCGCAGAATCAAATTGCGGGACGCTAGGGCGTGGCAAGCCCTCGGTTCGCGGACTGGGTGGCCGGAGAAGTATCTGGAGGCCGTCAAGACCCCTCCGCATGGGCAAGAATGGCTTGTGGCGTTTGACGTAGCCGCCGAAAAGGTCCGAAAAAAGGGAATCGTCGTTCTTTACGGCAAAAGGGGCGGCGGCAAAACCCGGATGGCCGCAGAGCTGGCCGTCGTCGTCGGCGGGTCGCAATATCGAACAGCGATGCGGTTTTTCCTCGAGGTCCGGGCGACCTTCCGCCGGGACGCGATGCGCTCCGAAATGGAGGTCATCGACGAACTGGCGACCGCACCGCTTCTCATCCTCGACGAGATCCAGGAGCGCGGGGAAACGGCATTCGAGGACCGCCTGCTAACCCACGTCATCGACGCCCGCTATGCCGCAATGAAACCAACGATCCTGATTGCCAACCTCGCAAAATCCGATTTGGCCGAAAGCCTTGGAAAATCGATTGTGGACCGTGCCCGCGAAAACGGGAAGTCCATCGAGTTCACTTGGGAATCCTACCGCAAACAGCCATGAAAACGTTTCGATGCAATTTTGGGTATGGCGTGATTGCCATTATGACAGCGCCGGACGAATATCCCGGAGCGGGGCAGAGTTACCAGAAAACCGAATGGACTTGCGATCTGACGCGCAAAATCGTGAAACGTATCTACCCGCGATATAAACAATGGGTTTTTGATTGCACCCAAAACCTTGCTGACGATTGGGGAATAGCCATCGTGTATGTATTTCTGCTGCCGGATAACGGCCTTGAGGCGTGGAGATTTGAGCCCGGGAAAAGCGAACCGTCGATATGCACCCCCGACCGCAAACAGCCATGAACCTAACCAACCCAACCGCCATACTGGCCGAACGTGCATGCATCCTGACCGGCATTCAAAGGGAACTTGTTTTCTCGCCTGATAGAGGCGGGCGAGTTCCTCTCATCCGCTTTGCCGCTTGGCACATTGCCAGAAAGGAAGGATGGACATTGCACGAGTTAGCCGCAGTATTTCGCAGGGACCATGGATCGGTTATGCACGGTCTAAAAGTTGCCGAGAATTTGCTAAAAACAGATCCTTGGTTCCAGCAGCTAGTCCGCCAGCTTTTGCAAGAATTGGAAAACTCGAAAATCAAAATCTAAGCCAAAAACAAAACAAACACATGATCGCAATCAACATAGACGTAAAGAAAATCGACAAGGCCGCATTATTCATCGGCAAAAAAGGAACATACTTGAACATGACCCTGATGGAAAACCGCGAGGGCGTGGACCAATACGGCAACGAGGGATTCATCGTCCAGGATATCGGGATGGCGCGGCGGCAGGCTGGCGAGCGCGGGGCTATCCTCGGGAACTGGAAGACCGTGAAGCCAGCGCAGGCGCAGGTGCAGGTGCCGGTGCAGGCAACGCAGGTGCAAGCGGATGAAGACCTTGACGATATCCCATTCTGATGTGGGAAATCAAATGGCGTGAGCAAATGGGACTCTCTGGAATAATTATAGGCACGGGTGTCAAGCCCGAATGAAAACCGGGCGGAATGCCCGGATTAACCCTTGCAGATGGCATTACAAGCCGCCGCAAGGGTTTTTGGCGTAACGATGCCAAAATCTAAAGCAAAGCAATTCTAGGCCGGTCTAAAGAATAAACACGGAAATTTCGTAAGAATAGGATTGAAGGCGCTGAAAAACAGTGCTATACGTCGGCATGGCAACCCGCAAGCGATCTAGCTACGCCAGACGGGACATCAAGGAACCGACTAGGGATCATAAGCGCCAAATCCGAAAATCGGGAGACGTTTTGCTCTCCGATGGAGTGGTTAAAAATTTAGACAAGACCTTAAATAAATGGCTTTCTGAAAGGATTGGCAACAAATCAGCCACAGCAGCAGGAGTAAACTTTGAGGAATCAGATGTTGCCGGTTCTTCGTTTAAAAGAAAAAAGCAGGATCCTTTAGACGCGCATTCTTTAAAAGCAATGCTTATCCGTGGCGTTGTCACCAACCTTAAAAGGCAAGGGCTTTTAATCACCAGACCGGTTGACGAGGAGATGTGGGGCTTTGTTGTAGCCGAGAAATTAGACAGGACTAAATTTTCTAAGCGTCTTAAAAAACACAAAAAGGCAACAACCAAACACGTTGCGGAAGCTCTCTCTGACGGGCCTGTCTCAAGGCAGGACATCATTGATTTTATCGTAAGAGAATGCGGATGTTGCGTTGCTCTGGCAGCGATGGCTATCGAAGACTCCGTGGCCCAAGGAGTAGCGGAATCCTTTATGGGACAAAGCGCAAGAGGAGGTAAGCCGCTCAGGTGGTATCAATTGTCAAAGCCTAAGGCCGTTAAAGAATGCGATCGATTTGATTATCTGTTGCCCATGTGTTCTTTTCTAGTGGTCCAACTATTGCCATAAGTAAACGACATGCCTCAGCCAGCCTGTCCCGCTGCGCGATGATGGATTTAACGTCGATCTCCCCTTCGTATTTCATTCCGTTGTCGTCTGGGTGCCGTTGCCCTTTTAGCCTCTCGATGACTATTTGAAGTTCGAGCTGGTAATCGTCCCGCTCCTCCCGAGCCTCGTCCCGCTCGCGTTCGAGTTGGCGTGCATGTTCGAGACAACGACGGCAAGCGGCATGTTCGGCGAGGACATCAACCTTGTGTTGATCGGTTTCTTCAAGCTGGTCTGTTTCTGGGGTGTTGTTCATGGTTTCGTCGTGTTCGCTTCCTCAATCGTCACCGTGATGCCGACTTTCTCGCCCCAAAATTTGGAAACGCGCAGATCGAAGACCTGGCCGTCATCTTTGTAGAATTGGAGCTTGGTTAGAACGTCGCCAACGAGCTTCACCAAGTTGTCGCAATCCGGCCTCGTACTATTCGGTATCATTCCCATGCCGATGTTCCGCTTTGTCTCATTTTTTTTCCATGGAAACACGAACTTCACAGTTAGGATCACCGGCCCGATCATCGGATAAAATGGAACGTGCGCGGAGCATAATAGAAGCAGGTCATTCTCAGCGCTTTGATGGTCTTTTTTGGCAAAGAACCGTGGCTTGCCGCCGACCATAACAAGACGCTTTGTCTGGCTGGTCACTTTCGATGGCACGATTGGTAGGTGGAAGTGAATCATTTTGTCCAGTCCGTTTCTGAATGTAGGATTCCGATGAACCGATATCCAAAGGCGTTTAGTGCTGGGGTGACCAGGCACTCCAGAACGTCAGTTAGATCGAGGTCATCATCCGGCATCGTTATGACGACTTTTGGATATTTTTCACCGGGTTTTTTATCGTCCTGATTTTGGGTTGGTTCGATTGTAATTCTCATGGTTTTTTTTGGTTAGAGTCTTTGATGAACTGCCCGCCGACCATCGCGCCGGTGCGGCCTTTGATTTCGTCGTATGCGAATTGCAGGCATTGCTCAAAATCCAATCCGGCCAGTTCAGCGGCGAGGATCAGCGTGACCGTGCAGTCTCCGATTCCGTCTTTAATCTGTTCTCTAATTCCGCCAAATGTGAAACACGCATAATACCCTAACGGAGCGTGACTCCTGACCGCTGCATCCCGCGTCTCAGTTAACTCCTCTTGAGTCTTGCTGAGTTGCCCTAGCAGCGTCCCCTTGCCATCGATGCCGGTGATTCCATTTGCGATTCCCCATGCTTTGATATTCTCGATTAATTCATTCATATTGTTTTCTGGTTTCATTTTTGATTCAAAATATTCCATGCGAGTGCTGCCACTGCTGGAACTTGGCCGTTTCCAATGGCTTTAAGTCTGTCCACCCGAGCGGCCACCCCATGAGCCACTCGACCCACGTCGGGTTCAGTTGCCCACCAACCTGAGCAGCTAGCGGCACTTCGTTCCTGTTGTATTCCGATGGACACCCGCTGTCTTTCCACATCCTCGACACTGGCGTCGGCCAAGTCTGCACTTTGGTTGATAGTTTCATGTGAACTTCCGATCCTGTCCTTCCATACTTTTTCATCCGCTCCATCAGCTTCTCCGGTTTCTCTCCTGTTTCGTTCGCGCACGGCGTCGGCCAGAATTTCGGAGTCGCCACCTGTTCCGCCAATCCCCCTGCTGCATCTTTCCGGCCTATGCTCGCTCGGAATAACTCCCTGCTCTCCCTCCTTCCTTCCGTTGGTTCGATGTTCATGCAAGTCGGAGTGAGCCACAATCCAGATTCTGTCTCGCTTGTGCGGAGCACCGGCATCGACTGCTCCGAGCACTCCCCATTCCGCATCGTACCCCATCGCGGCCAAGTCTCCGAGAACACGTCCAAGCCCTCTAGAAGTGAGCATTGGGGAGTTCTCCACGAAGCAGTATCGCGGTCCCACCTCGCGAATGATTCGTGCCATGTGCGCCCACATTCCGCTTCGCTCTCCTTCGATTCCGGCTCCTTTGCCAGCGGCAGAGATGTCTTGGCATGGAAAGCCTCCAGAAACCACGTCAACAATTCCTCGCCATGGCTTTCCGTCAAAGGTCTGAACGTCATCCCAGATCGGGAAGGCTTCAAGGCATCCGTCGTTTTGCCGGGCGACCAGAACGTCCCGTGCGTAGGCGTCCCATTCGACGGCGCAGACTGTTCGCCATCCAAGCAGTTTGCCACCGAGTATGCCACCACCAGCGCCTGCGAATAGTGCCAGCTCATTGAGGTTCGCTTCCATTGGTTTCGCCTTCCTCAAATTCCGCCCGCCATGCCTCGGCCAGCGCCTTTTCCTGCCTGCGCTTCTCCT